CCATGCTCAGTGCCCCGGTGTCATTGTGCCTGTACCAGCGCAGGCACTTCATCTTCGTGAAAACGGCGCGCGGCAGGAATTCGCGCAGGTAGGTCCTGGTCTCGTCAGTCTTGCCCATATTTTTTTCCTCGGTTAAAATGCCGCCTTGCGCAGGCGGCGGCGTAAATCCTTAATCCTTATCGGCCTCGGCAAATCCTTTAACTATCCAGGAAAACTCGTAGGCTGCAACCCGAGAGATGTCCTCAAGAGCCTCGCGGAAGCGTGCGACACGGTAGATGGTTGCAAAATCATCATCAATCTTCCAGCCGATGTTCAGGCTGTCGAGAAGCGCTGCAACCTTCCTGGCCTTAGCAGTCTCGTGATAGCCGGTGCGGTCGCACTCGATCATGCCCGGAACGCGGAGGCACTCATTAAAAGGCCCGCAGATAAAAGCACCCTCAAAAGCCTTTTTTGCACCCTCGGTGAGGCGCCCTGCCTTGTTAACCATCTTAATCATTTTGTGTTCCTCGTTTTTCATCGGCGCCCTCGCGCCCTCACAGACAGTCTACTCTCATGATTAAAGACTTGCAAGAGATTTTTAACACTTTTTTGTGCGTTTATCCCAAAATGTGATATCAGTCATAAAATTTGACGATTGAGCGTGCCTTGTCGCGCGATACGCCGAGGGCGCGCGCCGCCTCGGCAAGCGTGCTGTAAAACTGCCCGTTGTACTCGCAGGGCATGCGCACAGGCTTACGCCGCGGCCTCTTCGGCCTGTCGCGGCGCATCAGGCGCTCATGCATCGCGGAAAAGGATATGCCGCAGGCGCGCGCCGCGGCGGAAACCGAGGGGTAGTCAACCCCCTCCCAGGTGCAGGGCTTCCGGCTGCTCACTCCCCGGACAGACGACGCCTCGAGCGGGATATTGTGCCTGAGCCGGTATATACAGCAGGTGTCTGTCAGATGATACGCCGCGGCAAGGGCTGTCATTGAGTGATATTTTTTGCCCGCATACTCGATCTCGCACCGGTGCACCTCCTCGGCAAAGCTTCGCGCCTTACTCCAGCCGATGCCCAAAGCGCGCGCCATCGCACCGATGCTCCGGTAGCGTACGCCCTGAAACTCGCAGTCCAGGCGGGCTGGCCTGCGGGACTTCTTCCGCGGCTTTCCATAGCCGCGCGAGATGCGGTACCACATAGCCGATGCGGTGATGCCGCAGGCCTCTGCCGCAGAGGCTATCGTAGGATACAGCACACCATCCCAGACGATCCGCCGGGCATGGCCGCATCCTCGCGGCGCGTCAATTTGAAAACTGCCAAATTGTTTAGTCCGCATGGCTGTATGACTCCACTTCGGCGTTCTCGATATCGGGCAGGTACACGCGGACCATGTCGAGATGCAGGTCATAGATATCATCTTCGGCTGTCAGCTTCGGCGCCTTGTCCTTCGCGTACATCACCGCCATGCGCTCCAGCCTGTCGCCGAATACATCCCTGACGCTGAAACGGTATTTGATCTGGCTCTTTGCCTCAGCTATGAAGTCCTTAACCAGCTCGCCATCAAGCCGCGGATCCTCAAGTCCATCAAGGTGATAGTAGTCAGCTACTTTTGTCCTGCAAACACTCATTTCGTGCTCCTTCCTTAATGCCTCGCCCTTTCCGTAGGGCAGCCTCAAATCCTATTTCCCGCCGTACTCACATGTCCGGCAGAGCGGCCTTGCCGATAGGTGCCCGCTGCGCACGCGGTAGCGCGCGGCCCCCTCAGGGATGCCCAATGCTCTCGCATATGCCGCGATTGACGGATAGGACATGCCGTCAGGTGTAACAACCTCAACGCGCGAGACGCCCGCGGCGTGCTGTCCTGGCACGCCCTTCGGAGCATCCAGTGGGATCCCGGCATAGCGGCGGAAGTAATACAGCATCTTGCTCAGCCCGTAATACTCCCGCAGTGCGGTAACAGACTTAAACCGCCTGCCTTTGTACATCACCGGCTTACATCTCATTGTCATACCCCATCTGATGCAGTCGGTTGTAGGTCTCTACCTGCTTCGAATACTCCTCGGTGCCCATAAACTCACTCATGATGCGCCTTAACTCCTCCTGCGCCTCTTTGTCGCAGTCCTGCACAGCTGTCTCATACCGGCTGAAAACTGCGAGCGGTACGAAATCGGGATCCTCCATCGCGGCAAAGAGATTAAAGGGCATGTAGGCGTGCGGGTCGCGCTCAAGCAGATAATGCCGCATCGAGTCAAGCGCGAAAAAATCCCCTGCGGCGGTGCGCGCCATCACCTGCAGGCCAAGCAGGGTTTTTACATCTATCAGCTTCATCTCGTATATACCACCTTGTATTTTCCTTCCGGCAGCTCGCACTCCTCGGCAAGCGTGCACATCTTTGTGAAAATGCCGTGCTTTACTGCTACCACCGCGCCGCTGTAATGGCTGATATAGACCACCGGCGTGCCGGCGTAATACAGGATTATAAATCCCAGGATTGCGCCGTTTATCGCGGCGCAGACTTTCACGATCATGGCTTGCGGTACTCCAGGTGAATGATCAGGATAGCAACGCGGACAGGCGTGCCGGGCGCTCCGTAAGGATCTCTCATGATGCTCCTTCCCGTAAGCACTACCTGATACGGCAGGCCGGCAATGCGGCGCATGAAATCCTCGCGCTGCTCCTTCATGATATCCTCATAGCGCGGCGCCCTGCGCCAGAACATCGCGATCTCAACCACCGTACCGGAGGGACGGATCTCAATCTGCCGTGCGCCCTGAAAGGCCTCAAATGCGGCGTTTGTCAGGGCGTTCTCCTCTTCCTCGGAGGGTATCCCCGGCACGTTGTAAAGCCGGGAATAGTTTCTAAAGCAATGATATTTTGTAGCCATTATTCTACCCAAACCAAATCATACTCCTGCGGCACATGACAGTCTGTACCCGCATGGCAGGCGTGATAGCCGGTGCTGTCCTCCCAGCCGGTGATGGCGCCGGAGCTGTTGGAGCGGTAGACCTGCGGCAGGTCTGCGAATGCGGCGCCTGTCATGGCGCCGATGGATGCGGCAAGGAGTGCCGCCGCGATAAACTGTAAAACCTTCATGGTGTTTTCTCCTTAAAAAGCCCGGCAGGCCGCCGGGCGGGCGCTGCTTAAAGCCTGACGTATCCGTAGTAGGCGGTAACCGTCAGGGCTTCGCTGTCCTCTTTGCAGTTGATGAGGCCCCGGAGACCGAAGCGCCTGGTGTACCCGTTGTCGCCGCAGAAGCAGCCGCGGCAGTACTCGAGAGTTTTGAGAAAGCCTTGGCGGTCTTGCACTTGTAGCGGATCCAGCCGGTGCGCGCATCGCGATCCGGGGAGTAGGTGATCTCGCCATCCTCCTTCAGGAGATTCCAGGTCCAGGGTTCTGCGCAGTGCCTGATGTCCCTGACAAATTCAATCGCATCGTTCATTTTTCGTTCCCTCGGTTGTTCAGGCTTGCGCCCTCGAGGTCAGTTTATTCCTTTGCAGGATAAAACGCAAGCGATTTTGTAAACTTTTTCGTGCTTATCTCTGATTTTGTGATATGCGTCTCACTCGATGCGCCCGTAGATGATCCTTGCCCAGATTGCCGGCAAAGGCTCCTCATAGCCCTCCCGGACAGTGAAGCTGTAAAGCCCGGCCCCGGCGTGCGCGATGCAGCCGAGCGAGCGCACGCCCTCAAGCCCCAGAGCGCTCAGTGTCCTGCCGAGGCGTGTATGCGGGCGCTGATGCTCCGGCACGCCGAAATAGCCGTCCTGTACCCAGTACGTAAAGCCCTCCGCGACAACATGAGGCGCAAAAATCGGATCGTCATCCCGGCGATCCTCGTAATCCTCGCGGACGGGCGTCTTAATGCGCCTGCCGTCAACTGCGACAATCTCAACCCAGACCTTCATGGCTCCTCCAAAGATAAAAGCCCGGCATGGCGCCGGGCAAGGCGTGTCAGTCGTCAAGGGCCTCGCGCAGCATCGCGTCTGACACATCGACAAGCGCGCGCCCGCGGATAAAGCCCCTGACCTCATCAAAATTCTTATAGCGGCGGCGGACAATTTCTGCGGCAATCCACGCTGCCACATCGTCAAGAACCCCCTGGTCATAAAACTCCTGCGCTTCGGCCTTTGTGTGTCCGTTCTGCTCAAAGACTTCGACGCCGATACGCTCGGCTTCATCCTCGATGGCCATTGTCAGGCCGCAGAACATCCGGTCTTCATCGCTGTTGAAAAGGCTCTCCGGATGATACGCCGGGCGGTTAGCCTGATAGTCCTTGTAGACCTCATCAGGCAGAAAATCCTTAAGATACTCTTCGTCTTTCA